TTAATTTCGACCTTTGTTCATCGTTGGCGTTCGCCCCTAATGTTTCAATGGCAGAAATTAAAGATCGCATTTCTTCTATTTTAGCGGAACGCGACTGCTTTAATTCATCAGATTTTAACATACTAATATTTTTTTAAATTGTTTAAAAATTCAACAAACTCATTGAAATTGCATTCCGCTTTTTCATTTTGCTGAATATGTCTTTCCATATTTCTTGCGGCAACCATTGTATTTGGGTTAGCAGGATATGTTACCGGTGAAACATCATATACTTTGTCAATTTTCTTAATTGTTCTTTTCCATCTACCATCCCTCATTTCCCAAGAATCCCCATTTTCTTTTAATGAGAATGCAAAAGATGATTGATAAACATCACCTCTCCTAATTAATGTCATAACGTCATTTGCAGCATTAGTTTCTGGTGGGTCAATAGTATATTTTAATTTATTGCCTTCTCTTTTGATTTGCAAAGTATTATTTCTAACCCTTCCAAGAACAATATTTTGGTCATGATTAAATAAAGCAGCTGCCTCACTAAAATCAGCATCATTAAAAGCATCCATATCAATTTCTTCGTCAAAATTACCCATATCATAAGGGCTATCCATTGATGACGCAGTGCCTTCTATTTTTCTTTCTTCTACGGCAGCAAATTCTATATTAAAATACCTTGTTTCCATATATTATTGTTGTTGAACATTATTTTGTTGACCTTCAACAGGAACTTCTCTACTATTTGATGCTAATGGCATACCAAACTTATCTCCACCTTCATAAGGATTAAATCCTTCTAAGTTTCTTATTTCATTTGGTGCAATAGCCCGAATATTATAAAGCTTAGTGTAAAATTCTGCTCTAGCCATAACATCACCTCTATACAACTCATCTAAATCTAATTTAACGTAATATTTTCCCCAATCTTTTTGAGGAAATAATTTCGTATTAAATTCATTTTCAATACGCTTAGTCCATGCTCTTAAAGTATATTGAACAAATATCCTGTTTAATATCTCAATATTTGTAGTGGAAATATTGTTGTTCCCTAAAAGCAAAAAGCCTGGAACTCCAGTAAGATTAGATATATCCTCAATAGTTAACTTTCTTGCGTCAATATCTGCTGCCTCTAATTTAGAAGCTATAGGTTTAAATTTAAAACCAGCTTGTAAAAATGCTACACCTTGCTGATTATTAGGCCCTGAATGTTTATCAGCCCAAGACTTTTTAATTACGTTTAATTGATCCTCATTAAGAATTAAATCGGTTTCAACTGTTCCACTAAGGTTTGTCCCTTTAGCATAAATATCATTTCCATAATCAATTTCGTGTAATGCTCTTGATAAAGTAGTTTTACCAGCCTCAATAAGACTTTTACCCCAATAACCATTCTCACTAAACGATTTAATGTGTAAAACTTCAGAAGAACTATAGATTTCGTTATTATTTTCTAGTTTATAGTAAAATTCATCATTTATTTTATACATTTCCCATGGAACATCAACCAAATGCAAATCAATTACAGTTCCTGCCTGATTTCTATTAGGTATAATAAGAACATTTCCACTTTTTGTTGACATTGAACCATTAACCGCTTGCCTTACTATGGCTTCTCTAAAACTAAATGTATCGTACTTACTTGAAGGCCTATATTTAATTAAAGAATACAATGGATGATTAATAGCCTCAACTACATTTCCATCAGCTTTAGTTTCATATATTGAAAATGGCAAAGCAGCTATTTGCTCCGATAAAATAGATAGTGCCCTAAAATAAGCCGGTATAGACAAAGATGTTTCATGACTAACCCTTCTTTGATTAGTACCAAACAATTCCTGGTATAATTTCCAATCTTTAGCAGGCCCTAAATTGGATATTCTACTTCTTTTAATGAATTTTACAATTTTATTTAAAAATTCCATAATGCAAAGATGAATATATTAATTTTATTAAGCAAATAAAATTTTTAGCCAATAATTAGGTTAAAATCCAAATTAATTTTATTTTTTGGGTCAATAGCTTCACCAATAGCCATTGCAGCTGCAACCATGCCGTCAATTTTCTCATTAGACTTTCTTTTGTCAAACTTTACTAATCCAGTAGAGTTTATTATTAACGCCACATTTGATAACATCCACTTTGCTACCGGATCGCCATCATGAAATACTTTTTTACCAGTTATCATTTTTTCAAATTCACAAATAGGCGTATTCATTTCGGGAAAACTTTGCGGAAACGGTCTTACATTAACTCCCCTTTCTTGTAATGAAATAACAACATGGGTTGCTCTCCACGGGTCGTAAGCAAGACTTCTTATGTTGTATTTTTGAAATAAAAGGTATATATCGTTAATAATAGCATCATTATCTACAATATTGCCATTTGTTACCTTTATACTTCCATTTAACGCCCAATCCATATAAGGAACTCCATCCCTAAGACTTCTTTCCTTTACGTTTTCTTCAGGAATCCAGTATTTCCATATAACAAAAGCTGGTTTACCGTCAAATTCTGGAAAAAACAAACAAAAAGCACTAATATCTATAGTTTGAGCCAAGTCTAACCCACCAAATGCCGGTCTGTTTAATAAAAAATCATCTTTAATCTTCATTTCACATTCATTCCACATATTTTCATTAATCCATGTAGCGTGAGTATTAGTCCAGTAGTTAAGATTCTTAGTCATAAAGCCAATTTGCTTGGCTGCACCCTCATTTATGGCTTTTGTGTATTGATCCTGCAAATAACCCATACCAATAGTGACATTCATAGATGGATTAGATTTTACCCATACTTCACTATTTTGCCAATCATCATCTTCATCTAAAGAAAATATTAGTGGAAATACTGCATCATCATGTTTATGGCCCTTAATAATATCTAAGCAAACTTTACGCAACTGATAACAAGGACTTTCTTTATTAAATCCTGCTGTAGTAGTAATTAAAATTAAAGGTTGACTTCTACTACCAATACCACTTTCCATAATTTCAAGTACCGATGAATCCGGATGTGCGTGAAATTCATCAACTATAGCTACATGAGGATTTAATCCATCTAAAGTTTTAGCGTCAGAAGATACAGGAATCATTTTAGAATTTGAACCTGTAGAGTAAATTGAGTGCGCTCTAACCTGAACCATCTTGTTTACTGCCGAACTATCTTTCTTTAAATAATCCAAAATGACTTTTGCAGCATCCCAACATATACGAGCCTGATCTCTGGTAGTTGCAGCCGTGTAAATTTCAGCTCCCTTTTCTTGATCAAGAATAAAACACGCAACCGCAGTAAGGGCAGCTGTTTCGGTTTTAGCGTTTTTTCTTGATATTTCTAAGTAAACCTTCCTAAATCTACGTTTTTTATCAATTTTACGCTTCCACCCAAATATCATAGCCCAAAAGAACTCTTGCCAGGGCATGACATTCACATTCATAGCTGCATACTCACCTTTCGTCAATCTACACACCTTCATAAAGGAAATATAGGTTTCAGCTGCCTTTTGGTCGTAATAATAAGGATAATTAGCACTTTCGGACTTTTTTAAGTCGCCATAGTGTCTTTGTATGGCTAATCTAGCATATTCGCCTATCAATTCTTTTTCTAAATCAAACATTAGGCGTTTTTAATTAGCTTCATAATAGGATCTTCTTCTTTCTTATCAGCACGATTAAAGTATTCTAGCTTCAACCTAGCCTTCGGGTCAAGTCCAAACCTATCAGACATATCATTATAAATTTCAACTGACTGTTTAAACATTGTCCACTCTGGTGATATTTGCTGAACGCCGTTAGGATAAACCACTACACCATCATTTTTTAAAATATTATTAGCTGCGTGCTGGATAACAGTCAATAACCTTGCTAGCATATTGATAGCAATAATATCCACATTATAACTAGCACCGGCAGATTCAAGATGTTTTTTTACTAATTCAACAGTATCTTGTTCTTCATTGGTTAAATCAAATGGATTATGAGCAATTATCTGTTGTGGAGTAATTCTTTTAACCCGACTAGGCT